CGAACGCACGATCCACTGGAATGAATACCTGCGCGAACTGCGCCTTCTTCTGAAGGATATCGATGAACAGATCGCACGGGTTTCACCGGCGGTGGAAGAAGCAGTGTACGATGATCCCCTGATGTAAAGGCACGGAACGATGGTGGATCTGGATACAGTGATGGAAGAAGATCTGGCGATCCCTGAAAGGGATCTGCCGGTTACGATCACATATCGCGTGATCACATCGTATGGGTACGATCCGGAAACCGGCGAAATGGTGCCGGTGTATAGTGATTACACGATCACCTGCCTGAAAGGGCGCGTGAACAACATGGAAATCACGGCAGGGAACGGGTTGTTCGGATACGGGGATGTGAAGTGGTATATCCGCGCCGAAGAAATGGTGGACAACTGGACAGATGGTATCCCCAGGATGGATGATCAGATCCTGTATGAAACCGTGAAGTACAACATCCTTCGGTATATCGAATCACCGGATGGTGCCTTGATCACGATATACACGCGCAGGGCGGAAGGTGTGTAATGGCACGCGAACTGCCCTGGGCGAAAAGGTTCCTTGACAATCCGAACAGTGTGCAGGTGGAAGTAGGCGGTTTGCAGAAGGAACTGCGCCGGATCCAGAAGTATTTCCCAGGATCCGTGGAACAGTTTCTGCGCACCGCCTGTACTGAACTTCTGGGGTACATCATCAGTGATACGCCGGTGGATACAGGGCAAGCACGCGCCGGATGGTGGCGATCCGCGATCGCCTTCAGCATGGATATCGAATCGGAACTAAACGATGGTGATAATCCGGATGATGCGGCGCAGGAAGAAGGGAAATCACAGGGTGATTACAAGGAAGAATCGAAAGGCAGGGCGTTCGTGATCAACATGAAGAACGGTGTGCCACATATAGTTGCCCTGGAATACGGGCATTCCACGCAGGCAGGGCAGGGAATGGTTCGGGTGAACGTGCAGAAATTCAAGCGGCATTTCCAGAAACACCTGGATGGTGCCGTGAAGGATACAGTGGAAAACGCATGATTGCGAAGGAAAAGATACAACAGGCGGTGATGAATGAAATCGCGGATAACTGGGCAACCACGGCAGTGGATTATCCAGGGGTGGGGTTCGATGTGAACGCACAGGATGAATGGATTCAACCCACCGTGATTCGGAACGCACCGCATCCTTCGCGGAAGGCGCGCGATGATACCAGGATCCACCTGGATATCAATGTTTTCGTGCGCCAGGGAACGAATTCAAACGCCCATCGCGTGCAGGAACTGGCGGATGGGGTTGCAGTATTGTTCGATCAGGTTGAAGTGGATCTGTTGGATTCATCGGCAACCATACGGTTCGGCGAAGTGGAATTCACGGAACTGGGCGTGGTGGTGCGGAACGATGATAAGTTGCAACAGATCAATCTGGCAGTGATCGGATCGGTTATTCACTAGGAAAGGAAAGTACAATGCCACAGGTTACGAAAAACCTTCGGGATGGTGAACTGGTTGTGAAGGATGGTGCAGGAACCCCTGCATCGATCACACTAGCACTGGATGAAGGGGATCTGCGGATCACGGAATATGAAGATACGATCAAGGTTCTGGATCGCGGAACCCTTTCGCACGAACGGATGGGGGATGAACGCCCTGTGGAATTCAGTTTCACCGCGAAGTATGTGGAACTGATGAAGCAAACGGGCGCATCTGATCCCACCCTGTATGAAGCACTGCGGAAGATCGGCGGCGCATCTGGGTGGACTTCCACGCAAACAGATGGTGGCGATGTGTACACAGTGACGATGGTATTCACAATCACTTCGCCCACCGGTGGGGAAGAAAACGAAACCATCACCCTATCGCTGGCGCACGCGGAACAGATCGAATTCAGTGAAGGCGATGAATACAATACCGTTTCAGTTACAGGTACTGCATTCATGGCGAACCTGAAATCCGCACTGGCGAAGGTATAACAGGCAACTGGAAACGGAACGGAAAGGAATGGATTGATGAAGGTTGCAGGGAAAGATCTTTCGAAGATGAAGCACGGCACAGTATCGGTGGAACTTGCCGATGGTACTGTGGAATTCAAGATCACCGCGTTTCCATACGGATTCATGGATGATCTGTTGCGGAACATACCGGCACCGGAACCGCCCTGGGGGTTTGTGCGCGGAAAAAACAACCGGTATGAACGCGATGAATCCGGTGCGCCACTGCGTTTCCGTGATGAATCGAAACCGGAATACCGGCGCGCAATGCAGAAACACACGGCACTGCAAATGGCGGCGCAGTTCCACCAGGCAGTTCGGGAAGATCCGCAGATCGAATGGGATGCGCAAGCGGAAGATCATTCCGATATGCGCGCGTTCTATGAAAAGATCCATGAAGAACTGAAGGTTTCCGGAATCACGATGGGTGCAGTTCTTCGGGTGGTTCAGGCGGTGAATGAACTATCGGGGATCAGTATCGATAAGATCGAAAGTGCGAAAGAGGGTTTTACGGATCCCGATCAGAACTGATCGGGCAAACCGCAGAATCTGTGCAACTGAAACCCCTGGAACAGAACAGGGGAAGATCGCCGCGATACTTGATCTATAGTGCCGCAGAACGGTTTTCGCAACCGCCGGAATGGATGCTTTCCCTGCCCTGGGAAGATCAGATCCGCGCGATCGCGTATGATCTTCTGCGAAAACAGGAAGAACTGGATCACGAAATGAAGATATTGGAAGCACAGATCCCGAAGAACCCGATCACGCACATTCCCAGAACACCATCCAGGCGCAGGGCGCGCAAACCCAGAAGGGGTTGATAATGACGGAACTGAAGGAAGGCATCAATGTTCGCATGGGATTAAACCATGCGAAGTTCCATCAGGGATTACAGGCGGTTTCCGGATCGATCGGGCAGTTCGCCGCGCGTGCCACGAAACTTCTGCTATCACCCCAGGTGGCAATCGCCGCCCTGGGGTTCGCCGCAGTGAAGGCGATATCGAAGGCGAATGCAGAATTTATGAAGTTCGAAGAACGGGTGGCGGAAATCGGCACCATCGTGGACACCACCCAGTATTCTATGAAAACCCTTCAGGAAACCGCCCTGGAACTATCCACATCCCTGGGGTTCTCTGCCACCGATACGGCACGCGCGATGTACCAGGCGGTTTCGGCAGGGCGCGAGATCGGGAACATCACCGAATTCATGGGAACCGCCGCGAAACTTGCCCAGGGTGGATTCATCGAACTTGAAACTTCGGTGATGGTACTATCGAAAACCCTGAACGCCTATAAATCCCAGGCACTATCCGCGAACGCATCCGCCGATATCATGTTCAAAACGGTGGAAAAGGGCATCATCACCATGCAACAGTTATCGGGCGTGGTGGGAAGGTATTCAACCATCGCCGCCGAAATGGGGATCAAGTTCAGTGATATCCAGGCGGCAATGGCAACCCTTACGAAATCCGGTTTGAACGCCTTCCAAAGTGCCACATCCCTTCGATCGATAATGATGCAGATCCTGGATCCCACCGATGATGCGAAGAAGGCGATGCGCGAATACGGGGTGGATATGACTGCCGCAGGGGTTCGCGCACGCGGTCTAGTGGGAACGATGGAACTGTTATCGGCGAAGCTGAAGGGCAATAATGCGGCACTGGCGAAGCTATTGCCGAACACCAGGGCATATACCGGCGCATTGATTCTTATGTCAAGGATCAAGGGGTACAGGGCGATATACGGGGAAATGCGCACCGCCGGTGGAACTGCGGCGGAAGCGGCAGAGAAACGGAAGGCAACCCTGGCATGGCAGAACCAGATGTTGCAAACGAAGATGAAGAACACCTGGATCGAAATGGGGAAGAACATGCAGAGTGTAAACCAGGAATGGTTGCGCATGAAGGCAGGTGCGGTGGATCTGTTCAACACCGTGTTCGGCAAGTTCGATCTTCTGGGCAGGGCGATCCTGGTTGTTCAAAGTTTGTGGCGAAGTTTTTCATCAATGGCAACCCTGGCACTTGCCGCGATCATCCGATCGGTGGGATACCTGATTCAGGCATTCAATTTCCTATGGCAAGCAGTGAAAGGTGTGGCAGATCTGTTCGCATCGGCATTCAATGCGATCCTGGGCGGTGTTTCAGTGGGTTTGGCGTTCGTCCTGAACCTGGTGGAAAACGTACTGTGGCAGATGGGGAAGATCCCAGGATTGGGATGGTTGCAGGATTGGTCTGATGATGTGGGCGCGGCAAGGGAAGCAGTGGCAGACTTTGCGAAGATATCATTCGAATCATCTGCCGAAAACTGGGCGGCATCAATGGATAAGTTCACCACTTCGATCGATGCCTTCGATCGCAAGGCAGGGGGTTTGGGCAATGATCTGATCGATTTCGGCGATCGCCTTCAGGAGCAATCGGATTGGATCTATCGCCTGGCGGATCTGGCGGCACAGGCGGCATTCGCACCGGCGAAGCTGAAGATCAAACTGCAACAGGAAATCGATACGATCCGCGATATGTTGGAAAAGGGTGTTCCTTCCGAAGAAATTCACAAAGCACTGGAAGAACTTGAAGCTGATTACAAGGCGCACGGGATCACGATCCGCGAACGGCACTGGAACAATTACAAGGCAATGATGGATCAGGCGGATAAATGGCTTGAATACATGGATGGGAAGCTGAAAACCGAAACGCAAACATGGATGCGCGAATACCAGAAACGCGCGAACCTGGCATCGAAGTTTTATTCGAAGATCAAGGCACTGGAAGAAGAACGGTATTCGAACAGAACGAAGGCGGAACGCACCCTGTACAACCTGCGCACCAGGCGGATGAAGGATGATGAAAGGATCCTGGAAGCGCAGAAGATGTACAACCTGTACGCGCAACGGGCGAAAACATTCGAACGCGCCGGTGCCTTCGATAAGGCGAAGGCGGCGTGGGCGGAAGCGGCAACATACCTGGTGGAAATCGCCAGTTCCGGCGATAAGGTGGGCGCGGCACAACAGGCGGCATATAATGCCCTGGAACAGTTGTATGCGCGGATCGATAAGATCATCCAGGCGCAACAGGCGCAACAGAAAAAGGCACTGGGAACTGTTCTGGCGCAGATGAAAACGATGGAAAAGCAATGGCGGCACCTGATGGGCGTGTTCGCACAACAGATCCTGGTGAAGGTGGATGCCGGTGAAGCATCGAAGGAAGTGGAAGAAATACAGAAGCAACTGAAGAAGATGTTCCTGGATTTCCACAATAAGATCATCAAGATCCGCGTGCAGTTCATCCAGGATATTCAGGGCAGGAACGAACCGATCTTCCAGGTGCCAGGCGGCGCGCCCAGGTATCCCTTCGGCGGAACGCCCACACAGGAAAACAAACAACCGCAAAGCACTGGAAGATCCCCAGAAGTTTCGATGAACGTGGATATTCACGCGCCGGAAATGTCAAGGGAAGAAGTTCGGAACTATATCGTGAATGAAATCAATCTGGCGATCCAACGGCGGCAGATCAACATGGATTCCCTGGGAAGTACGGTGGCATGATCACTGAAATAAACAGGCATGAAGCGAAACGGTGTTCCCAGAACGGCGAAGATGGGATCCTGGAATGGATCTTCACACAGATCGGGATCACGAACCGGATCTTCCTGGAAATCGGCACCGGCAATGGATACGAAAACAACACCCTGGATCTATTACTGAACCACGAATGGGCAGGGATGTGGATCGAACCCCAGGATCTTACGAATCCGGATCTGAAGGGGAAACCCCTGAAGCACGAAAAGATCCTGGCAACACCCCAGAACGTGAACCAGATCTGCATCCGGAATAAGATCACCGGCAGGATCGATCTGGCATCGATCGATGTGGATGGAAATGATTTCTGGATCTGGCGCGCACTTTCGATGGTGATCCCCAGGGTGATGGTGATCGAATACAATCCTTCCCTGGATCCAGGCGGATCCATTAGTGTGAAGTACCATGATGAATTCGATCGGTTCGCCTTCGATTCCACGGGGTTCTACCACGGGGCATCCCTGGCGGCATTCTGCAACCTGGCGGATCGAAAGGGGTACGCCCTGGTGGGATGTGATAAAACCGGCACGAACGCCTTCTTCGTGTTAAGATCGGAACTGAAAGGCGATCTTCGGGCGGTGCCACCGGCAACAGCATATTTCCCCCTGGTGCAACGGCACAATTCCGGAACACCCCAGGTGCAGTTCGAACGGATCAAACACCTTGAATTCGAAAGGATCTGAACAATGGCGGTGAAGTTCGATGCAGGTGGCGGCAATGATTTCGAATGCCAGAACCCTGTGCGATCGAACCGATATGAAATCAGGATGCGCCAGGCGAAGGGCAGGTGCGCCGGTGGCGAATTGTTTGTGTACGATAAGGGTGTTACCACATACGAACTTCTTCTGGAATTCCGCGAACTGCGCAAGGTGGAAAAGGATGAAATGGATACCTTCTTCATCACGCACGTTGATGGAATGTCTGATACCTTCACATATACCGATCACAACGGGAACAGTTGGACTGCGCGATTCCTGGATCCGGAACTGATCTGGCGCGAAGCTGATGATGTATACAATGCGGCGGATAACTTCACGATCGGTGCCGTAACCTACCCATCCACAACCCGAAAAGATGGGATCTGGGAAGTGAACGTGCGCCTGGAAGTGGTGGCATTATGAGCCGAACTTTAACGGCGGCAACGCAAACCGAAATGGTGAAACCATCCACCGCGCCGCGCACGATCATAAAGATCGAATTCGGCGGCGCGATCGGTACGAAGTATTATTCCGATTCCACTTTCAGTGTGGGCGGTTATTCGATCGTGGGCGCGGTTGTTTCCTGGGGTGCCTTCGCAACCGCCCTTCGGGAACGCGGATCCACGAAGGTATCCGGCGATCAATCGTTCACCCTAAAGGATGAAGATCAAACCATCCTGGGATACCTGCGCGATGTGGATTTCCACGCAATCGATGCCACCGTGTTCCAGTGGTTCACCGGTCTGGCGGCGGCGGATCTCACACCGATACTTTCCGGCAAGCTGAATCAACCGATCGAATTCAATGAAGAACGCGGCACGATCAAGTTCGATGTGACCGATATCGGGCGATGGTTTGATCACTGGATGGGCGAAGTGGTGGGCAGGGATGATTTCGCAAACATCTGGGATCAACATGAAGATGCCGTGGTTCCGATCGTCTATGGATATGTGAAGCGCGCGCCCACGGTATGTGTGGCGCACGGTGCCGAAACCACCCTGGCAACGGTGATGAAGTATGATGCCACCGAATGTGCGGTGAACGATGGGGAAGATTTCCCCCAGAACACCGCAATCACCTGTAAAGTGAACGAAGAATTCATTCGGGGATCGATGGATGGAAACAAGTTCACGATCACCACGCGCGGATATGTACTACTTTCGGGAACCACTTCTGCCGATACCGGCAATTCATACGATCTGGAAGATTCCGGTTTGTCGGATGCGAACCTGAAGAAGTATATCTGGAAGCTGATCAAGGTGGATGTGGATGGTGGCGGCAACTGGCAATGGAACGTGATCACGGGATATGATACGGCAAACAAACGATGGTATGTGTGGTTCCCCTGGTTGACTCCTGGAACATCCACCGCCACATCGGTGGCGAACGGCGCATCATATCAGGTATGCGGCAAGGTGAAAACGCATGATGCAGGATCAACCTTCCGGCAGGTTCTGGATGATTATGTATGGATTGCGAATGCGAATGAATCTGAAGAAGTGATATCGGTGGAAGCACGGG